TAGCAACTGTTGACTCTGTATCTCTTGTTAACTGTAACTTCGGCCAACGCCCCTTCGCCTACCAAGCTCCCAGTGGTTTCCGTCCGCTTGCAACACCGTTTCTAGACACGCCGACGATTGAAGACGGCAGCACCGCGATGGACGTGGCGCTTTATACGGGTAATGGCAGCACAAATACTATTACTGGATTGGGATTTTCTCCAGATTTTGTTTGGATAAAACCTCGCTCTGCCGCATATGATCACATCGCTTTTGATACTGTACGTGGAACATTAAAAGCACTGTTTCCAAATTTAAATAATGCAGAAAACTCAAACTTTACAGGTACTTTAACGGCATTTAATTCTGATGGGTACACGATAGGGAGCCAGGCGCAGATCAATCAATCAGGGGTAACGTTTGCTTCTTGGTGCTGGGACGCCGGATCATCAACGGTCAGCAACACCGACGGCAGCGTCACATCCAGCGTAAGGGCTAACGCTAATGCGGGGTTCTCGATTGTTACTTATACGGGTGGTTCCGGGGAAATCAGTGTTGGCCATGGACTTGGCGTTGCACCATCATTTATCATTTGTCGGCCTATAAACAATAGTTCTCCTTGGGCTACATATCACTCAAGTATAGGAAAAGATGGTGGCTTAAATTTCAGCACTTCCGCCGCATTTTCGATCTCAAATTATTGGGGAACGTCGGGGGTTACGTCGACTATTTTTGGCGCTCAAAACGGAAATATTAACAACAATGGCTCCTCTTACAACCACGTCGCCTACTGCTTCGCCCCAGTGGAGGGCTACAGCGCCTTCGGCAGCTACACCGGTAACGGATCAAGTACAAGCCCGCCTTTCGTATATACCGGCTTTAGGGTGAAATGGTTAATGCTTAAATGCACTTCAACTGGCGGCTCGAATTGGATTCTCCACGATGTAGCCAGGAAAGGGTATAACGCTCAAGGTCCAAGACTTTTCCCTAACCTATCAGATGCTGAAAGCACACCAGCTTACGATATGGTTGATTTGTACTCAAATGGATTCAGTCCTATCCGTACAGTATTGGATTACAACCAAAATGGCGACACCTACATCTACGCCGCCTTCGCCGAACATCCGCAAAAATACGCCCGCGCTCGCTAATTACAACTAATAACTATGTACACTCTTAACGGAAAAACTTTGCGCCTTGATAAGGCGTTTACAACTGAAGATGGACGTCAGTTCCCACGTAATTGGCTGCGTTTGAGCACTAAAGCTGATCGTGATGCTCTTGGCATCGTGGAGACTCCTGACGTCGTTACTCCTTACTACGACCAAAGGTTTTACTGGTCTGCAAGCATTCCTAAGGACCTTGATCAACTCAAGGAACAATGGACTGCACAAGTTAAGCAAACTGCTGGCTCCCTGCTAGCTCAAACTGACTGGTACATTGTCCGTCAAGCTGAAAACAGTGCAGGTGTTCCTGCTGCTGTTCTTGCTCGTCGTGGTGAGATCCGTGCATTTAGTAACGCAAAAGAAGTAGCTATTGACGCTTGTGTTGACGTTGCTGAGCTTGCTGCTTACCTGACTGGTCCTGACTTTAACCGTTGGGAACCTGAGCCTGAGCCCGAACCGGAACCCGAAGCACCTGCTGAAGAAGTAGTTGTTGAGGAACCCGCTGTGGTTGAGGAAGTTCCCGCTGAAGAACCCGTTGTTGAAGAAACTCCTACCCCCGCTGAATAATGATTACCCTGATCCGCCCCATTCTTTTTAGCTTTATTAATTCAACTCAAGTCAAGCGTCTTATCATTGACATGTTGCGTAAGCTTGCACAGCAAACTGATAACACTGTTGATGATCAAGCAGTTGACTTTATTGAACGTGGTCTTTTTGGTAATCTCTGATGGAGTGGGCAGAGCCTCCCGTGTTACCCCTCTGGAAGCTCCCTGAAGCCCCTCAATTACCTGGCCCGGTACTGGAGGTCCCACGAGCGCTTTTACCCTCGTACAAGCCGCTTGTGGTGCCTCCTAACACCCTTCGTCCACCGCCAGGTATTGAAGGAATTAACTCAGAAGAAGAACCTCCTCAAGAAAAGACCAAAACAACCAGAAAAGAAGTACCCAAACCGCCTAACATTCCACCTGAAGCTCAGATAGTTGAGATACCATTTACGGACATTAAAGTACCAATGCCCACCACAACTATCATGACTACCGCAGCTACTACAGCATTTATTTCTGTAGCCGCTACTTTGACTGCTACTTCCTTGTTTAAATACTTAGTAATGGTTTTTAAACCTCTACTTAAGACAACATGGAACAAAATAACAAAAAGGGGGAGTTCATCAAATTCATTGTCCTCTGCTGGTCAGCCGGACTCTTAACGGCTAGCTATGCTGGGTGGATGCCTAAAATGGATCCCACTTATGTTGCATCAATCCTTAGCGGTACTCTTGCTACGTTTTCTATTACTAGAGAAAGAAAGGAATGAAAAAGCTTCTTTTAATTTTGCTGATGTTGGGTAGCCCTGCAGCAGCGCAACAAGTCACCCCTAACTTTACTCAGGGGTCTATGCAATCCACTACTACTACCACTGTGGATATTGACCGTACTATTGCGACCAATGTTTATGGTGGCGATTACAAATCATGGTCTGGAACCAATGTAACACCAAGTGGGGACATTTTAGACGCCTCCACCACCTATTCTGTAACCAATGCAGGAGAACAGTTTCAACTAGAAGTAGTGACCAGAGCAGCTGGAATTATCGAAGACAGCCTGGTAACCGAAACCATTCAACAGGTTTCTACCACTACCTCTTTGTCGGTCTTCTCTCAGTAAGTACACCTGTATTTGCACAAGAAGATCCTAAAGTCCAAAACACTTCTAACCCTGTAGCCGCCGCTACGGGTAATGTCACGAATCAAGCGGTGCAATTCCAAAACAATGGAGCACCGTCCCGTCAATACTTTGCAAATTCTAATAGCTGTAACGGAGCTACCATGACGTTTTCTCCATTTTATATGGGGAATGATACTGTTCCGTTTGAACAAACAGGTTACGTCAGAAGCAATAACTGGGGAATGCAACTTAACTTTGCTATTCCTTTAGATGGTGAGATGACAGAGATTTGCAAAGGTATCGCCAAGAAGCATGAACAAAAAATGAGACTTGATTACGAGTTAGTTCGTGCCTTGAAATGTACGGAGATCATGAAAGCTGGCTTTACTTTTAGACCCGGTTCTCGTGTTGAAGTGCTTTGTCATGATATTGTACCTATTGTAGCATTAACCCCATGATAGAAGCACTTGTGTCAGCCGCTATCGCAGCTATTGCTGCTGGAGCTGCTCTTAATAGTCGTATGCATAACCGCGTCAACGACTTAGACCGCCGTATTGATACGTTTGAGTTGCGTGTAGCTACCAACTACGTACCTAAACAAGAATTTACAACAGCCATTAAGAAAATAGAAGATCACATGATCCGTATTGAGAACAAAATTGATCAAATTGTACTGAGAAATGGCTAAAAATCGTGCAAGTGAAGACACATTTAACGAGCTTCACAATCTAATTACAAAGGAGTTCTTAGCACGAATTAAAACTGGTGAAGCTACGACTGCTGATCTTAAAGCAGCAGCTGATTGGTTGTCAAAAAATGATATCACAGGTGTGGCCGTTGAGGGTTCTGCTCTCAGCGGCCTTGCTGATATTATGCCAACCATTAATTTTGATGAAGTCCAGAAGGCAATTAGACGCTAATGGCTCCCAAAAAGAAACCGTATTCACAACTAAAGAAAAGTGCGAAGAATTACCGCGACAATGCAGCCGCTCGGCGTCATAAAAACGCAGAGAATCGGAAAATTAATCAACGAGAAGACCGCAAAGCCTACCGAGCCGAGCACAACCGAGTCCGTAGAGAAGACGGTAACTACGGCAAAGGAGGAAAAGACTACTCCCAAACCACGTCGGGCACGTTCGTCCGCGAAGACCCGTCAACAAACAGAGCCAGAAACCGAGCAAAGCTGAGGATTAAAAAATGAAAGAAAAAGATTGGCCTAGTATTAAAGACGCTAAACAACCTAAATCTACTCCAGTCAAATACTACCCTGACCTTAACAAAGGTAAAGGTGGGTACGCGCCCGTTCGTAAAGCTTCCGCTAAGAAGAAAAAGAACCGCAAGTATGCTGCCTAGGATATGACTCCTCTGCTCCCCAGTCCTGATCACTACCTTCAAAACCTAATAACCATGACCAGTCCAGAAGCGAAGAGGCTCTGGAGAAGAGCCATCAAGGAACACTTCAACTGTCAATGCGTTTATTGTGGAGAACATTATGAATTACATGAACTTACACTTGACCATGTTCGTCCTCGCTGCTTTGGCGGTGAAGATCTTACCAGTAACCTCGTGCCAAGTTGCCGCAAATGTAATCAGGACAAAGGAACAAATAACTGGCTTACCTGGATGAGACAAACTTTTGGTCTACATCCAAAACGTGAACAACTCATTCTTTCGCACATTAAATAATGGCAAAACCTACTTCATCTCGTGAGCGTAGCAAACGGACTGCATCTAAGCGTCCTACGTCTTCTAAAACTCGTCCCGTACGTTCACGTGCTTCTACGGCTAACGTAACTTCTTCTGAAGGCCGTACTTCTACCGGCAGTGCTAAAGTTACTAGCGGTAGCCGTGTTAACCGTGCAGCCCGTACTGCTAGTCAGCGTGTCAAAAGTTCTGGCTATGCCGCTGACGTACGTGCACTTAAAGCTGCTGCTCAAAAAGGAGGTGCTGCTGGTCGGGCAGCTATTAAAAGACTTGCTGCAATGGGCATCCGGTTTGCTCCGAGGGCTGCTGCAGCTTCTCCTCAAGCGGCTGGTGCGGCGGTAGGACTTGGTATTGGAGGCGCTCTTGCAGCGTCTGCAGGACGTAAAGGTCAAGTTCAAATGAGCCGTTACGGAGCATTAGCAGATAAAAAAGCTCCTGTTTATAGCACTCCTCTTAATCAAGAAAAGCCTAAAACTAAGCCCAAACCTGCTAAATCTAGTCAGTCTACCACTTCTGGTATGACTGCTGCTCAAGTTAAAGCAGCACAAGACAAAGCTAACAAAGCCCGCAGAGAAGGGGGAATGTCTGACATTCGTGGCAGCCAAAAACCCCGCGTTTCTGCTGGTAGCACTGGCTCTCGTCCCGCCTCTAAACCTGCAGCTAAACCTACTACTGTTGATGGTAAAACAGTTAAACGGGTTGGTCCGGTAAATACTCCGGCTGACAAACCTCGGATGAACAAGACTAAGGTAGACAAAACTATGGCTAGTACCCGTAAAGCTTACCTTAAAAATGTACAAGAAGAGGCAAAGCGGAAATCTATCGAAGAAGGTAAGAAAAACCGTAGCCGTCGTAATACTACTGTCCGTGGACCCCGCGAACGTAAGTACAACCGTTAAGCCTTTCTAACCCCTTTAAAACGCCTTTTAGGTGTCTCCATACCAGAGGCACCTTTAAGGCACCTTACAGACGCTTCTAGACCCCTCTAAGAGCTTTCTATGAATATTGAACAA